TGACTGGAACGAAGATTTAGATCTTATCGTTGCTGAAGAAGTAGCACTATCCGATGGATTCCGTGATAAAGCTGGAGCTATATTCGAAGCTGCTTACAATCAAAAAGTAGGCGCTGAGATCGATAGACTCGAGTCTGAATATGCGCAAAACCTTGAAACCGAAGTATCTGACGTTCAATCCGAAATCGTAGAAAAGGTAGATTCTTATCTTAACTACGTAGTTGAGAATTGGATGAAAGAAAATGAAGTTGCAGTCCAACAAGGTCTCAGAACTGAGATCGCTGAAGGATTTATGGCTTCACTACAAGGTGTTTTCAAGGAACATTACATTGAAGTTCCGGAAGGTAAAGCTGACCTGATTGACGATTTAGCTGATCAAGTTTCTGAGCTGGAAGAACAACTCAATAAAACCACAGAAGATAATATACGTTTAAACGACAGCAACCAAAATTTCGTGCGCGCTGAAGTTGTTCGTAAACAATCTTCAGGCTTAGCGGATACCGAAGCTGAAAAATTGGCTGGATTGGTTGAAGATATAGAATTTGAAGACGAAGAAACTTTCGAAATGAAAGTGAAAACTGTCAAAGAGTCTTACTTCAAACAAGACAACCCTGAAACAGTGGACGAATCTGATGCACTAGTAGGAGAAGAAGGTAATTCTCAGGAAGAACTTTCAGCTGCTATGAACGCATACACTCAAGCCATAACAAAACACAATAACTAATTTATGGTTATTGACACACAATAATTTGCAAACCTATAAAGGGGAAAACAATGTTTAATGCAGACCAAAATTTAATCGAGAAATGGTCTCCAGTCTTGGAGCACGAAAGTGCACCTAAGATTGATGATCACTACCGTAAAGCGGTTACTGCACGTCTTCTTGAGAACCAAGAAGTAGCCCTTAGAGAAGAGAAACAGCAAAGATCATTCGATATTTCGGAGGCAGCGGCTAACGTCACTGGTTCTGGTATTGATAATTTTGACCCTGTTTTGATCTCTCTAGTTAGACGTGCGATGCCTAACTTGATTGCATATGATATTGCTGGTGTTCAGCCTATGTCTGGACCAACTGGTCTTATCTTTGCAATGAAATCAAGGTATTCAACCCAAGGCGGTACAGAAGCTTTATTTGATGAAGCTGATACTGATTTTTCAGGTACAGGTACACATCAAGCAGATCCAACAGGACTTGCGGGTGTAGTTGATGCTGATACTGATGGATCTATCGCTGATACAGCTGACGTTGTGTCTACATTCGGTTCTGGTCTACCTACAGCTACTGCGGAAGCCCGCGGTACCTCAGGTGGAGCTGGCGCAGCATTTGCTGAAATGGCTTTCTCAATCGAGAAATCAACCGTTACAGCCAAATCAAGAGCGCTGAAAGCCGAGTACACAATGGAGCTAGCACAAGACCTTAAAGCAATTCATGGTCTTGACGCTGAAGGCGAATTGGCTAACATCCTTTCTGCTGAAATCCTTGCGGAAATCAACAGAGAAGTGGTTAGAACAATTCTTACCAAAGCAAAAATTGGTGCACTTCAATCTTCAACTGCAGTTTCTGGTATCTTCGATGTCGGAACTGACTCAGATGGTAGATGGATGGCAGAGAAATTCAAAGGCCTAGTTATGCAACTCGAAAGAGAAGCTAACGTAATCGCTAAAGAAACTCGTAGAGGAAAAGGGAACTTCGTTCTTTGTTCTTCAGACGTAGCTTCTGCTCTAGCGGCTTCAGGCGTTATGGATTATACTCCTGCTCTTTCAACTGGTCTAAACGTTGATGACACTGGCAATACTTTCGCTGGTGTACTTAACGGTAGATTGAAAGTATACATCGATCCTTACTCAACTGTAGACTTCGCTTGCGTTGGATACAGAGGCTCAAATCCTTATGACGCTGGTATGTTCTATTGCCCATACGTTCCTTTGACTATGGTCAAAGCCGTTGGCGAGACAGACTTCCAACCTCGTATCGGGTTTAAGACTAGGTATGGAATGGTTACTAATCCGTTCGTCGCCGTAGATGGCGTTGGAACTGATAGAGCTAATCCTTACTTTAGGATCTTCAGAGTTGATGACATAATGGTGTAAACCTTTACGGACTCAAATCCAAACCTAAAAGGGGCACTTCGGTGTCCCTTTTTCTTGCAACCTAGTTTTTAATATGCATAAATAGTAGTATGGTTACATTTACTAATACTTTTGAATCTTTCTGCACTAGAATGTGGTTAGATTATTGCGATGAAAACAACGATCCAATCTCAGCCCCAGGTAGAATGGATAGAGAAGACTATAAAGCCAAATACCATGATTGGTTATTAGAGAAATGGCAGAACAGGAAATATGGCACTAACGACGAATAAAAACTTTTTAAGTCCTGTAGGATTTACTCTTAAGATTGATTCAGGTATGGCCAATACTGAATACTATTGTACCCAAGCTAATGTACCTGGTATTTCCCTATCCAATGTAGATACTCCTTATAAGGGAGTTAACCTTGGCATGACTGGTGATAGAATGGCATTTGATGATTTCAGTATAACCTTCAATATTACGGAGAATATGGAAAACTATATTGAGATATGGAATTGGATGCATAATATCATAGAAAAGAAAGATGCTGATGAAACATACAAATATGATGCTAGATTAATGATTCTAACTTCACACAATAACGTGGTAAAAGAGGTTAAATTCCAGGATATATTTCCTACCACACTAGGATCAATTGAATTTAATTCGCAATTAACTGACATAGAATACGCACAGGCAAGCGTTACATTTAAATATACCTATTATGAAATTGAATAAATAGGTTTACAAATGATGTAAACTGTGATATAATATACATTATGAACATTGAATCTTTATTAGAAATGTGGAAGAAAGATGCACCAATAGACGAAATGGCGTTGGATGAAGCATCACGTGATTCTGCTAAATTACACTCAAAATACTTAGAGCTATATTCTGTAGCTAGACTAAGACTCAAAAAACTAGAGCTAGACTTTAAACCACTACTGAGGGATAAATTTCTTCATTATGGTGGTAAATTATCACAAGAAGATCTTGATACCAAAGGTTGGGAATATGATCCTTTAAATGGACTTACTGTATTAAAAGGGGATTTGGATAAATGGTACGATGCTGATCCTCTAATACAAGAACATCAGCTAAGAATAGCTATGCAAGAAGAAATAGTAAGTACCTTGAAAGAGATAATGGATAATATTAAATGGAGACATCAATCCATTAAGAATATGATTGAGTGGAGAAAGTTCACCAGTGGAATATAAGATACACGATTTTAAATTCGAATGGAAAGGTAACTTTGCACGGGCCCGTGAGCTCGTGGAATTGTGTATGGATGATCTAGGATTTGTTGAGGGAGATAATGGAATCCATATCTACAATCATACTCATTCATTGAACGTTCCCCATAAAACCTCTTTATTCGTTAAACCAACTGCACCTACATCAAGTCATTTTGCAATAGATAATCTTGGGTATGCTAATACTTCTCTTATGGCATTTCATGAACCTGTGGAATATGAATATGCTTATTCTTTTTTAAATCCTAACAATAATATGAAATGGGATAATATAACAGCTCTAATTGAAAAGAAATCTAATAAGTGGGATGATTCTATATTATTGAAATGGCGAACACCAAAAGAAAGTGTACCTGATGATCATATATTAGTTATTGGCCAAATGCCAGATGACGAAACCGTAAATGGATTTGGATTTGGTGGTCATATGGAAAGAGTAGATCATATAGTAGAAACATTATATAATTATAATGCAGGACCAATCGTAGTAAAGCTACATCCTAGACTTAAAAGTAAGAAATATAAAAAAGTTATTAATAAATGGAAAGATGCAGGAGTACACGTAGTACAAGGCTATGAATCGATCCATGATTATCTTCCCCACACTCGTGTAGCTATCATAGATAATAGTACTTCAGGAATAGAATGCCTGATGCATGAAGTTCCTGTTATATCTTATGGATGGCCAGAGTATCATTGGGTTACTAAGAAATTACAAGTATTACCTCAATTAGTTGGTCTTATAGAAGATCTAGATGTATGGTATACACCGCACTTTAAAGAGAATGCAAGAAAATTTATATATTGGTATATTCATGATTATCTTTGTTATGATGAATTAAGTACTTGGAATAGACTGAATGATTTAACAAAATGGTTACAGAACGAGTCATAGTTAGAAAAATAGATGAAGCATTTCTACATATAGAATGCGAACAATCCACTGAAAGAGAATTATCAGAACACTTCTGTTTTTACGTGCCTGGATATAAATTCATGCCAGCATATAGAAATAGAATGTGGGATGGTAAAATTCGTCTATTTGATATGAGAAAGAAAACCTTATATAGTGGTTTATATTGGTATTTAAAAGAGTTTTGTGAAGAAAGAGAGTATAGTTTAGAGTCTGATATCTCATTAATACCTGATTATAATCCTCATTTTCTTACTGATTGTTTAAAGAAAACTAAGCTTCCTACTAATATCATACCAAGGGACTACCAATTAAACGCGCTTAAACACGCGATACGGAGCTTCAGAACACTCCTTTTATCACCTACTGCGTCGGGTAAGTCATTAATCATATATTTACTGTGTAGATATTTCCTTGAAGAAGAATCTAGTAAGAAGATATTAATCGTTGTTCCCACTGTATCTCTAGTAGAACAAATGTATACAGACTTTGGAGATTACTCCCAGAATGATAATAACTTTAATCATGATCAATACTGTAAAAGAATACACGGTGGTGTAGATAAAGGTATATTCCACGAG